ATTTAATACAATGCTATCAGCTAATTTAATACTAACTTTACCATTAGCACTACCAACGGAAGTTGCAATGTTACTAGAACCACTAAATATTAAAGGTACAGTTGCTAATGATACAGTACCAGTTGTATTATCTGATCCAGATATGCTTAATGTACCACCATTAGAATTAAGTGCATAACTAGCAGTAAGGGCTAATGATGCTGTAGCGGCAAATGAGGCTGTACCAACAAATCCAATATATCCTGGGACTTGTCCAGTCGGAATATTATAAACATTAGAGTTAACACTAGTTAATGCATTTACTGATCCTAATTCCGGATCAACTTTTAAAGTTGTAGCAGACCCACCGGCCGGATCAGCGATGATATTATTACCTGCAATGTCTGTTAATAAAGCATTTAACGTAATTGATCGATTACCATTGGTTGTATTAACATAAAAATCGTCTGTCGGACCTAAATCTGTAACTGCAGTACTTGGAAATGCGGCAACTACGCCGGTCAAAAATTGACCGTCTCCCGTAAACGATCCAGTAAATGAACCAGATAATCTAGTATTACTTTGATTAGTACCTACTACGTTAAAAGCAGTACTACCTACTGTTACGGTAGTGTCAGCTGTTACAGATGTTAACGCTGCCGATGACCCGGAGACTAAGACTTTTTTCCATGTTGCCATGTGCTATTTCCTTTACAATTTTATTATAAATATCATAATGAAACAAAAAAACTATTATCAAAAAACAAAATACCCCCGAGGTTAGGATTTACAGGTAATGCTGATTGAGTAGCTAAAAATAACGACCCACTGTTAGTTACGGTTACGATATTGTAAGTATTATTATTAATTAAAAAGGGTGTATTCGATACAGATGTTACGGTCACTCCAGGATCAGACTGTACAGTACCTAACTTTAATTCGTTATAGTCATTTTTAATTAAAAAGAAATCATCTGTAAATTTAGCTGGGTCATCTACTACTTGAAATTCGCCTGCAGTAATATTCCAAAAGCTACCGGTAGCAGAAACCGAGCCGCTTATATTTAATGGCCCAGACCCTTCATAAATTCCGCCAGGTCCACGTGGTCCTTGCGGTCCAGGAGTATTTACTATAATAACTCTAGACATTATCGAGTTACCTCTTTACTTAATTTGACACACCCTTGCAATATACGTGATACAGTAATACCGGTATGAATTTCTAAATCATATGCGGCTTCATCAAATGATAATAATGATGATGAATAAGCTGATATATACACGCCTATACTTCCAGATGTAGGAGGTGTTGTGCCATTACTACCGCTCATATTAAGACCAGTACCATCACCTTGCCTCGAACTACTCAAAGACAATAAGATTGTATTTGATTCAGTAGATGGACGTATCTGCAATCTTGCCCCATATCCACTAAGATCTACGGGCGTATTTGTACTGTCTTTATATTGAACTTCGAATGTTGTTGTAGCACCTTGTTCTATCACAAATGAGTATTTACCGGCAGGCATAGTGTTCCTTTAAAATATCTTTTCTTATAAATATCAACTATATTCACTTAACATTTTAAATATTTCATCAAGTGCCGCATGCCTATGATTATCGAGTAGTATAATTTTATTTACATACTTAGACTTTTCGATTTTAGGAATTTCATGAAATGCCGAATCGTTTTTATATTTCAAATCAATTTGTTGACTATCACCTGTAAATATCAAGGTAGAATTAACGCCCAATCTACCCAAACACATATGTAATTGTTGTTTAGATAAATTTTGAAATTCGTCTATAACACATACCGCATTTTCAAATGTACGTCCACGAAAGTGAGTTAATGATACCCATTCAATACTATCTTCCGTTTCTAATTTTTGTAATAAATCTGGCTTGTTATATACTTTACGCATATTGCTACGTATTGGTACTAACCATGGCTCCATTTTTTCTTTTTCAGTGCCTGGTAAAAATCCGTTATCTTCAGTCGATACAGTTGGCCTTGTTATAACTATTTTATTAACAGTGCGTTTAAAAAACATATCCAATGCAATCTGTACAGCTAACATTGTTTTGCCGGAACCGGCTTTACCTATAATAAAATTAATAGGTGTTTGAAGAATGAGCTCCTTTGCTGCTTTCTGTTCATTGGATAATGTAACAGAAAATTTAATATCAGTTTTAGGAGGATTACGGTCGATGTTCTCTCTTGGCATACGTTATCCTATTTAATATAAATATCTACGAGGCCGAAGACATAAAAAAAGGGAGACCTAAGTCTCCCCTCTTTTAATAGTATTCAGTTACGATTATACACGGTTGAGAGCGTGTACAAATACTTTACCGTAGAATTCTGGACGTAACATCTTCTTAGCATAACGAGTCATCACACCCTTACGTGGAGTAAAGTTAGTTGGATCGTACACTAATGGAGTCATAATCAATGGTACATATGGAGCATATACAGCACCTGTTTCCAGGAACTGGCTACCACGGTAACCCATCAGAATTGTATTTTCAGTCATATATGGGTTTTTGTATACTTGGAAGCGGCTATTAATAGAACCAATCTTCTGTACACCCATTGCGAACTGCATCTTATCACCATCTGTATCAGCAGCATATCCTGGGATAGACTCGAGGATAGTTGCTACGCTTGGAGAACATACTAAGAAGTTTGCTCCACCACGCATGGTCAATTGGTGAATTTTATTGCTTACTTTTTGGATCTTAGTACCAAGAGTTTGGAACCAAGTACCTTGGTTATAAGCTTGACCGGCAGTAGCACCGTCTACGAATGTATTAGTTGATGCATCAAATACATAACCAATACGTGCAGACCAACGCTCAGTTGTTTGAGCATTTTGAATCAACATGTCTAAGAGTTCAAGATCAATTTCTTGCGAAATGTATTCTGACAACATGCTAGTCAATTCAGCTTCAGCATCAATGCTATGATAAGCATTAAGGTCTTGCGCGAATTCAGGTGACCATACAGCCTTCAGCTTACGTGTCTTAGCAACAATAGCCTCACTACGAAGTTCCAAATTAATTTCTGGAATAGCAGTAGTATCAGCTAAAGCAGAACCGCTATTATCTTCAAAATCACCACGAGTCTGATCGTTAGGTTGCTTATGATAAACTACTTCTACAGTGTTAGCTGCAATCGGAATTGCTGGAGTAGCAGCAGCAGTCTGTACTAAGAAATAGATATAAGCACCTTTTGTGATAGTAAATTCTGGGAATACGTTAGTAAATCCAGATCCAGAAACGTTATATGCGCGAACGCCTTTCAAATCTGGAGTAGTCAATGAACCAGTACCTACCTGTAATACTTGGAATGTTTGGCTATTAACAGCTGCAGATGCAGAAAACTCAGAATTAAAGTTTGTAAATAAGTCTAAGTTAGCGCCTGTTAAGTTTGTAGCACCGGCAGTAAATGTATTAGTAAATGGATTATAAGATCCTGTGTTATAATCAGTTGCTCCTAATATAGCATTAACATCGTTGATAGTATATCCGAAACGACCAGCACCGTAAAGACCTTCGCTAGGAGCGCTAGTACCACGATCTGCATCAGTAACACCGAATACAGAGTCAGCTTGTGATGTACGACCCTGACCAGTTAAAAAGTCATTACCAGTTGCAGTATTAAGACCATTAGTACCTTGAGCAGTACCATATTTAAAATCCAAGAAGAACACAAGTCCTGATGGAAGATTCATTGGTTGTACACTAACGAAGTCTTTTGCAGCAATTTCTGCAAAAATACGACGAACTAATGGTAAAGCTACGCCAGCCCATTGCTCAGCGTTAGCTTGGTTTTGTGTAGTAGCGTTAGCTTCTGTTACCAATTGCTTAGCTTGGTTTTCCAAAAGTACAGCCATACCACGACGGTCATTCTCATTAGCAATGCCTTCCAACAAACCAGTCTTTTGCCACTTCTTTTCAAGGGCTAAAGCTGCTGAATGCTGGGTAGCTTGTGCTTCATGAGGTAATAAAGAATTTAAATTCATTTTGATTCCTCTTTGTTTTTTACTTAAGATTAGCTAATTTCTTCCAACGAGCTGCCAATTCAAATCCTTCGCTAAGAATTTCTTTCTTAGGAGCTGTAGATTTGCCGGCTGGCTTTGAAGCATAGCTTTCTTTAATTTGTTGTTTTTTCTTAGCGCCTACGCTGCCAAATGATTCACATAAAGTGCTATAAACTAATTTTACTTCACGGATTGATGCCGCGCGATCAAAGTTTTCAATAACTTTCATTTTTTGTGATTCGTTCAACGAATA